CGAGAAGAGGAAACTTACATACAAATCAGCATTACTTTCAGCACGACTTACTAGAATCTTGAGACACGGAGAGTACAATCTACACAAACAAGAGGTGTCCCTTTGGGAGCCGCCCACCACATGATTGACGAAGAACTCTGGCCTCCAATAGATGAGGTACTCATTAGGAAATTAGAAGAGATCTACCCTGATAGATGTCCATCAATAGATTCACATGATCGAGAGATATGGAGGTACGGTGGACAGGTAGAACTAGTAAGAATGTTGCGATCTGTATATAATGAGCAGAACAACATCGAGTAACGATGGCTTTGACAGGTACTGAACAAGTTCATTCATCGTTTCAAAAATATTTTAATAGAGACGCAGGGGATACTGGCCTTAACTACTGGGTTCCTGAATGGGAAAGCAATAAGGCTAAGGCTAAGGCAGGTGGTATGAGTGATGCAGATGCAGCAGCGTCAGCCACTGCTTCATTGGAACATAACTTAGGACTATCTAGTGAACGCTTCGATGTTATAAGTGATGATACTTTTGATAAGTCAAGCTTAGGGATACCAGATGATTTTACATTCCATGATGAGAACGTAAAGCTAGGCCACAGACCAGAGGACTGGGCTACTGATGTAGTTTCATCTAATGTTGAAAACTATATGTCTGATCTAAACGATCAGTATGGACTACAACAAGGCAATGTTGTAGGGACAGAAGGACTTGATTGGTTCGGATATCAAATGACACAGAACATACAAAGTCATCTGGCTCATGGTGATGACTACGACACTGCCTATGAAAAAGCAATGCAGACTGTTAAAAGAGATATAGGCAGAAACACAGGTGCTATTAACTATGACAAGTATGGAAGCATTGGATACGGTAATGCTGTAGATACAATCACAGGTTATAACGACAGAGGCGAACCAATCTTTGATCAAAATTATTTAACACTTAGTGATCTTGCCGATAGAAATAAAGTTGGCACTAAGACTGCTACCCAATACCTGATAAATGAAGATGGTGAGTTCGTAATAGATGATGACGGCAACCAGATACCAACAGGAAATACTGCAACACCTTTTGGTTGGAAGCTTGTAGCAGACGACAGTGTTCCTGGTGGTTACAGGCATGTTCCTGTTGGATTCGACACTGGAGAAGAGACCCTTTCAACAGGAGGTCAAGAATTTATAATGGATAATTATGTTAATGACGATGGTAAGAGTACATTCTTATACAACACAGGATTAAGTAATGTAAGTGTAGATAAATTTACAGATGGAACATTAGATTTTGCACCTTGGAATCTAACTCCAGCAGGTGTTGAAGACATAGCTAATAATAATTTTGCAATAAAAAATAAAGGTGACTATCAGTCAAGTGATTTTGATCACACTAGATATGATTCCAATCTTGGGCTAGGGCCGAATGGAGTGCTTAAGGTTGACTGGGGTGGTGGATATTTAACTGGTCATACACAAGGAGAGTCATTTGTTCCGTCAACTAAAAAAGTCAATCCAAATCAATCAATGATGATAGGTGGAGGCGGTGGTAATACTATCGTTAATTTAGATATGAATCAGAAGAGTACAACAGCAGCAGATCAAGCACGTAAACAAGACGAACGAGGCCAAGCATCAGGTCAAGGCAAGAAAGGTTTTAACACTATGAAGTACAAACCAAAAGGTAATGTCAGTACACTTGGAATAGTCTCATAGTAATATCAAGCTATCATTAAGTAACTACAGAGATTAGCTATGTGCGGTGGCGGTGGCGGTGGCTCTAATGAAGAAGCTAAGAAGGATGCAGAGAAGCGTCATCAAGAGAACCTTGCTCTACAGAAAGAACAGATGGCAGAACAGAAGCGACAGTTTGAATTAAGTAGGCAAGATAACCAAACCAGATACAAAGAACAAAAGGCAACAGCACAAGCTGCACCACCTCCACCACCAGAGAAGACAGCAGGAGTAGCGGCACCAGCACTAGATTCTAAGAGGTGGGCTAAAGGTAGTGGCAAGAAACAATTAACAAACACACCAACCAAGAAATCAACACCAACCAAGTCGTCAGCACATGCGGCTAAGAGTCTCTACATCCCTACATAAATGGACTTAAGTATTAACGAGATTGATCTAGCACCAGGCAAAGGAGCTAAAGATAAAGAGAAGGGTACAACCCTAGCTGGTAGGTACGATCAGTTAACAACTAATCGCAATCCCTTCCTTCAAAGAGCTAGAGACTGTGCAAAGGTAACTAACCCTGCTGCCTGTCCTGACTCCAACATGGGAGATCATGGAAAACTCAAGACACCTTGGCAGTCAACAGGTGCAATGGGTGTTAGTAACTTACAAAATAAATTAAACCTAACTCTCTTCCCTCCTAACACTCCCTTCTTCAAGCTAGAGATTGACAGCCTTGCATTAAAAATAGAAGAGCAAGGGCCAGAGATTAAAACAGAACTTGACACAGCATTGGTAAAGGTAGAGCAAGCTGTGATGACTGAGCTAGAAACTATGAGTGCAAGGGCTTCACTTGCTCAGGCATTTCAACAGTTGCTAGTTACAGGGAACGTCCTTCTCTACATACAAGAAGACAGGATCAGAACTATACACTTACAAAATTATTGTGTCGTTCGTGATCCAATGGATCATGTGACTGAGATCCTAGTAGAAGAAGAAGTATATCCCGAGGCATTACCAGATGGATTCCTGCCTGAGAAGAAAGAGAAGGACGACAAGATAGGCCCGATCAAAAAGACAGTAAAGATTCATACATGTATCAAGACTGAGAACGGTATCACTCGCTGGTATCAGGAGTGTAAAGGTAAAGAGATACCTAATACATACGGCATGTGTCCAATGGATGTAAGTCCTTGGATTGTATTGAGGTATGAGCGTATTGAAAGTGGAGAGGAGTACGGAAGAAGCCATGTCGAAAAATACTATGGCGACTTGACTGCACTTGAATCCTTATACCAAGCATCCATCGAAGCAGCGAGTGCAGCTAGTAAAATTTTATTTCTTGTGAATCCGAATGGAACCACGAGGCCCAAAACCCTGTCGTCAGCAGCGAATGGGGCTATCGTCCAAGGGAACGCATCAGACGTGACTGTCATTCAGGCACAGAAGCAGGCCGATCTACAAATAACAATGAGTATGATCGAGCGTATAGAACAAAGGCTAGAGTTTGCTTTCCTACTTAACCAAGCAGTACAACGACCTGGAGAAAGAGTTACTGCGGAAGAAATAAAATACATGGCTCAGTCTTTGGAACAAACAATCGGTTCCTTCTATTCAATACTTACTCAAGAACTACAGCTACCACTGGTACGCAGGTTGATCTATATGTTACAGAAGAAAGGTAAACTACCTGAGTTCCCTAACAGTCAAGAGACAGGTGAACCTTTAGTACAACCAAGAGCAGTGACAGGTCTTGAAGGCATAGGTAGAGGTGATGACTTGAGTAAACTAACTGAGTTCTTATCTATTACTCAGCAAGTATTAGGCCCAGAGATAGCACAACAGTATGTGAACTACGAAGAAGCACTGCGAAGATTAGCAGCTAGTGCTTCAATAGATACGACAAACTTAGTCAAAACAAGTCAGCAACTACAGCAAGAAGCTGCTGCTGCACAAGCTCAACAGCAACAGCAACAGCAAGAACAGCAGATGATGGAAGCAATGAAGTCGTCAGCTATGGCTAAAGTTGCAGACAACTACACTAAACCAGGTTCACCTTATGGCCCCCAATTCTCAGGAAACTCCGAAGACGGAGCAGCAGGAAGTATCCCTAACACCGTCCCCGATCTCGGGGCAGCAGCCAGCGGACTCCCCAGTGGCCCAGTCCCAGGAGCCGAAGGTTGAGGAGCTAACTCCTATAGTTGCAGAGAAGCCTGTCGCTAAGAAAAAGAAAACAAAAGAGCCGCAGGTTATCATCGATAGCCCGACTCATATCACTATTAAATAACTGAACACTCACCCATCACAATCCAATGCCAGATCCTATTACTATTTCCGAACCAGAAACAGGTGCGTTATCTCCTGAACAGGAGACAGAAGCAAAAGACCAAGCACTTATTGACGTAGCAGAGCAGAACGGGCCAGTTAAATTTGCTGGTAAGTATGAATCTGTTCAAGACTTAGAGAAGGGATACGCAGAACTTCAGAAAAAATTAGGAGAAAAAAATGAAGAAACAGGAGAGGTAGTACCAGAAGAAGGAGAGAAACCTGAAGCTACTGGTACTGCGACAGAAATCTATGGTGACTATATAGGTAGTCGCCTTGATGAATCTGGTGTCGATTACCAAGGGATGAATACTAAGTGGCAAGAGACAGGCAAGCTAGAAGATGGCGACTACAAAGCATTAGAAGGTGCTGGCTTTAGTAAGGATATGGTCGAAGCATACCTAGATGGTGTGCAGTACAGAGCAAATCAAGACTCACAACTTGCAGCTAAAGAAGTAGCAGCAATTAAGAATGAGTTTGGAGGTGAGCAGGTCTACAACGACATGATCACATGGGCTGCTGGAAACTTAGACAAGGGAGAAGTTGATGCGTTCAACTCTATGCTTAAGACCAGCAACCCACACCAGATAAGGATTGCTGTCGCTGGTATTCAAGCTGCTTACATGAACAATGCACCAAGGGAACCCAAGCTTGTAGGAGGTAGAACACCTAGACCAAATACCACTAAGTTTGAATCAACAGCACAAGTAGTAGCAGCTATGAATGATCCTAAATACAAAGAAGATCCTGCTTACAGAAAACAAGTAGAAGAAAAACTTAGTCGCTCAAAAGTCTTTTAAGAGGTATTATTTAATTACCTAACTTCTCATAGAAGCAACGGCCCCTTGCGAGGGATACCCTATGTGAAAGAGATAGTGATGGGCAAACCCTTTCTATCTACCGTACAAATTGTATGGCTAACTTTACTAGCTCACGGCTAGGTCTCGTAAACGCTACGGGTACTAGCTATGACGCCCTTTTCCTTAAAACTTTTTCGGGAGAGGTTCTGTCTTCGTTCAAGGCAGCGACCGTGTTCGAGTCCCTACATAACGTACGGACAATAGCATCAGGTAAGAGCAGTCAGTTCCCAATTATTGGAAATTCTAGTACTGCCTACCATACGCCAGGCACCCAACTTACAGGCAACGCTATCAAGCACGCCGAAGTAACCATCAACATTGATGACAAGCTTGTATCAAACGTATTTATTGCCGACGTAGATGAAGCCAAGAACCATTATGACGTGCGTAGCCAGTACTCCATCGAGATGGGCACGGCTCTTGCAAATACATTTGACAAGAACGTAGCCGCTACTATTGCTCAAGCAGCAAGAACCAGTACTAACGCTAACACTGATCTACCTGGTGGTACTCGTATCAAGATTGTTGCTGCTAACAAAGCAGCCATTACTGGTGCGAACTTGGTTTCTGCAATGTGGGCAGCAGCCGAGAAGTTTGATATCAACAACGTCCCTGAGAATGATCGTTACATTGTTCTTGGTCCAACTGAGTACTACAAACTAGCTCAGACAACAGACGTACTCAACAGAGACTGGGGTGGTTCTGGAGCATACGCAGAAGGAACAGTCTTGAAGGTAGCTGGTATCAGCATCATCAAGTCAAATCATCTGCCAACTACAAACCGTTCTGCTGTAACTGGTGAGAACAACACATACCATGCTAACTACACAGATAGCGTTGGACTTGTATTTAACAAGCAAGCTGTTGGTACAGTTAAGTTAATGGATCTGAAGATGGAACAGACAGGTTCGGATGTTCATGCGTTATGGCAGGGAACGTTTATGGTCGGATCGATGATGCACGGGACGGGAGTATTGCGCCCAGATTGTGCTATCGAAGTTTACTGGGCAACCAGCTAATTACTATGGGGGCTTCGTGCCCCCTTCTTTCTTATGGGTCTTAACCTCACATCAGAACTAGAAGCAGTCAACAAAGTATTAAGGATGATGGGTGAAGCACCCGTTAACTCCTTGGCTGGTCAGTTCGGTCTTGCTAAACAAGCAAACGACACACTAAAAGAAATAAGCAGAACAGTTCAATCAGAGGGGTGGTCATTTAATACTGACTATGAGAGAACCCTTGCTCGTACTACTGGTACTAATGAAATTGAATTGAGTTCAGATATAAGCAGAGTAAAAATAGATCCTTATGAATACCCAGACAATGAGGTAGTCCAAAGAGGATTGAAGTTATACGACAGAAGAAAGAATACTTCTATCTTTACTGAAGATTTAACAGCAGATGTAACGTACTTCCTAGACTGGACTGACCTACCTGAACACGCTCGTCAATACATAATGACGAAGGCAGGTCGCACGCTACAAGAACAGATATTAGGGAGTGCAGAACTAAGTCAGATAAATATCACAGCAGAAGCAGAAGCAAGATCACAATTTTTAGAAGAAGAAACAAATGCAGGAGATCACAATATGATTAGAGGCAATCCTAATCACACAGGAGTATTCAAAACTTATCAACCAAGTCGTACTGTTCTTAGATAGTCATGCCTTTAATTACTTCTTCTATACCTAACCTCATTAATGGAGTTAGCCAACAGCCACCTGCACTAAGACTTGCATCACAGGCAGAGGAAGTAGTTAATTGTATGTCAAGTCCAGTTGAAGGACTGAAGAAGAGACCACCACTAGAACACGTTAAACAAATATTTAGTGGATCAGCAGGAACACATCGACCATTCGTTCACATGGTTTCAAGAACGAATGATATTAACTACATAGTTATTATCCAAGACAACGCAATTAAAGTAGCGAACTTAGATGGAACCCTAGCCACAGTTAGCACACCTGATGGAACAGGCTACTTAAATATAAGCGGCAAGCCTTCGGAGCAATTCAGAGTTGCGTCTGTCGCTGACTACACATTCATTGTTAACCGAGAGAAAGAGGTTGCAATGTCCAGTGACCTGTCGCCAACAACTATCAACAGTCCGACAGCAATGGTGTTCATCAAGGTTGCTAACTACGACACGGAATACAGCGTTACCCTGGCTGGTGTAACCAAAACATATAGGACTCCACCGGCAGGAGGGGAACAGATCAAAGCGTCTTACACTCAGAATGGAAGCAGTGCAAGCGTTTTAGTTAATGCCAATGAGCACGGGATGGTTAGCGGAGATGAGTTTACAATTTCTTTTGACACAGCTTCAGGTGGTATTGCAGGTACTTACGAAGTAACTTCTGCTAGTACGAACCAGTTTTATTATTCGGCTGCCGTAGTTAATGACTCTTCTACTAACACTGGCAACTGCACTGTCGTTCCAAAGAGGCCATTATCCACAGTTACTATTGCAAAAAAATTAGCAGAGCAACTACATGGGACTGCTTCTGGTGGTGTAACTGGATTCAATGTTAATCACGATGACTACATAATACGAATCAATAAAACAGACGGAAGCGACTACACACTATCAAGTAAAGATGACAAGACAGGAGAAGGAACCAAGGTAATTAAAGGTGTTGTTGATGATTTAGATGACCTGCCTATCAAGGCTTATGACGGATTCATTGTCAAAGTTCAAGGGTCACAAGCTACTAGGTATGACGATTACTACGTTAGGTTTAAAGTTAATGCAGATTACCCACCTACTCTCTCTTCTTCTCCTACAGATATATATGGAGATGGGGTATGGAAGGAGACAGTAGCACCAGGCATACAATATAGATTTGACGAGGCAACAATGCCTCACGCATTAGTCAGGAAGTCGGATGGTACTTTTACTTTTCAACAGTTCACTAAGCAAGAAGTTACTCAGCACACAGTTGGTGGTTCACTTACGAACGTAACTTACGCACATTCAGGAGCAACGGTAACTGTTACTTCTAATGACCACGGACTAGAGAATGGAGATCTTTTATTGATCAGACCTTCAACTGGTACTAACACTTCCGCAAACACAGGAGTCTTTTCCATTAAACCAGTCGATGCAAATACATTTACTTATACAGCAAAGAACAGTCAGACAACTAGTGGCAATACATCTTATGGAAACACATGGTCAGGTCGTATAGCTGGAGACAAGAGGACAGCTCTAGATCCTACCTTTGTCGGAAGAAAGATTGAGAATCTAAACCTATTCAGGAACAGGCTTGTCATGCTGTCAGATGAAAATGCAATCCTGTCTGCTAGTGATGATCATGGAAGGTTCTGGCCTGAAACAGTTCAAACAATAGTTGACAGTGATCCTGTTGATATAGCTTGTGGTGGTACTTCTATTAACATTCTTCTTTCTAGTGTCGCCTTTGCTAACACTCTTCTCTTATTTAGTAGAAATTCTCAGTTCAGACTAGACGCAGGTATTAATGTTGGTTCTGCTTTAACACCTAAGACAACAACAATTACACAGATGACTTCCTTTGATATGGATACATCTGTTGACCCGATAGCTGTTGGTCGTAACACATACTTCCCTATACCGAAAGGAGAGTTCAGTGGTTTGCGAGAGTTCTTCCTCCCTGATTCCAGTGGATCAGTCCCTCTATCAGAAGATGTAACATCCAGCATCCCTAGATATATACCCAATGAATTATGTACCTTGACTTCTGCCGTAGCAGAAGATGCTGTGGTGATGATGAGTAGCAAAGCTGGTCATACAAAAAGGATTTATCTTTACAAATTTTTCTTTGAAGAAGATACAAAACTTCAATCCGCTTGGTCTTACTGGGAGGTTAGTGGAGCAAAGACGCTGCTAGGTGCAGGAGTAAAAGGTAGTGATTTGTATGTAATAATTGAATACTCTGATGGCGTTTACCTAGAGAAAGTATCACTAAGACCTGAACAAGTAGACGAAGGCACAGATATAGAAATTCTTTTAGATAGAAAAACGACAGAATCAGTAACAGGATTATCAACCACTCTTAACAATGCTGGTGCTTTAGGTGTAGAGACAGTAATTACTTTGCCTTATCCAATAGCGTCAGGGGCAGAGATGATTGTAGTAGGAAGATACGAGGCAGGTAATACTCTCCTAAGACACGGACAAGTTCTTGAGCCACAGTCTCAAACATCTAATACGATCACAGTTCTTGGAGATTTAAAGACAGTAGTAGGAGGTAAGACACCACGCTTCTTTGTCGGAGAAAGATACGCTATGACTTACGAGTTCAGTACTCCATATATAAAAGAACAGCCGCAAGGTGGTGGTGTTGCATTAGCAGCAGGGCCGAAACTACAGATGAGAACGTGGACTGTAATCTTTGATGAGTCGTCAGCTTTTGAGTTAAAGGTTACTCCTGCAAGTAGAGACACAAACACTTATCCATATAACGGAATCATCGTTGGTGAAGCTCCTCCACTTATCGGAGATCCTTCAGTTCTTACAGGATCTTTCCGTGTACCTGTGATGACTAGCAATATAGATACTAAGATAGTTATATCCTCCGCAAGTCCACTACCTTGTCGATTCCAATCAGCCGAATGGGAAGGGTTCTATCATACGAGAGCAAAAAGGAAGTAGCTTATCAACGACGTACAGAATTAGAAGATATTAGAATTATTGGTGAGGACATGAGAGATGAGGACATAGCTGAGATCAGAGCACAGTCAGGACTAACACCCATAGCTAGTTTGTTCTACTGTTTCTTCAAGAGTAACCCCTGTATGACTATGGTTAGCAGGCATGGACACCCAATGGGTATGTGGGGTGTGATACCTGAATCAGAGACATCTGGTCGTATATGGATGTTGGGTTGTCAGTCAATGTTGGATGATCCAAGTGATAAGCGTACGTTCTTAAAACGATCTAAGATAGAACTAGACAAGATTATTCAGGAGTATCCTGTATTATTTAATGTAGTAGATGCTAGAAACAAAGTTCATGTCAGATGGCTTCAATGGATGGGATTTACATTCATTAAAAAGCACTCAGAATATGGGCCAGAGAGTCGTCTGTTCTATGAGTTCGTGAGGATCTAATTATGTGTGAACCAGTCAGCATAATTATGGGGGTCATGTCTGCTGGCCTTCAGATAATGCAGCAGCAAGCAGCGACTAGAGCACAGAACGCACAGATAGATTTTGAAAACATGCAGGCAGAGCAGCAGTATGAATACTCTGTGCTGCAAACTGATGCAAATAGAACAGGAGAAGAACAGCAAAGACAGTTACAAGAAGATCTGATAGCACAGAACGAATACCTTGCAAACGAAGCATACGAGAGTGATATTGCACAATTAAACTTACAGCTAATGCAGGAGCAAGAAGCAGCAGGACAAGCTAAAAGAGGAGCAGCGTTAGAAGCTATGGAAGCTAAAGGTGAAATACTTGCAGCAGGTCGTTTCGGTAATTCAATTCAAAACTTAATTGCAGACGCAAGACGAGAACAAGCAGTCTTTGATTATGCGACATCACAAAATTTAGCTTTTGTCGGCAAGCAGATACAAGAACAGAAGAGAGGAGCAGGCGTAGAAAGAGCTAGTCGGATTGCAAGTCAACAACCATACTTAGAGCGAACGTACTTAGATCCGTTGAAACCAATGAAACGAGGACATGTTAGTGGCCCTGGATTCTTGGGAGTACTAAGTGCTGGAGTAAGTGGTGTCAGTACTGGCTTAAGTACTTACTCGGCAGGAGCACAAGCAGGTCTATGGGGGCAGCCGTCAGCCGTACCAACTCCACCTAAATTACCTAGAGGGAAATGAAGCCAGCACTAACTAAGAAAACATCAAGTCGCTTAATGGGTGGCCCATCAATGGGCGGTGCTTCAACTCCCTTCCAAGAGCTATCAATAAAAGCACCTAACTTACAGCCTCAAGCTGCACCTGTTACTTCCTTTGCTCAAGCAAGCAAACCTAACGCACCTGGTGCACCTGTACTTAGCAAACCTCAGTTAACACCAGAGCCAGCAGAGATAACTAATCTTCAAAGACTAGCGAACGACCTTGGTTCTTTAAATCAAAACTTAAAACAATTCGGAACTGCTGCCATTCAATACGCAGGGGTAAGAGATGCGGAAAGAAGGGAAGACGCTAAAGCTTTTAGCCGTGTTTCTTACGGTCAATTCCCAGGCCAGTCATTACTTGATTACAGAGATAAGATCGAGAAACGAGTTAAATCACACCCAGAGGATACAGAAGCAAAAGCAATGCTGGATTATATTCAGTCATTGAATCCTGTAACTTTAAAATACGCAGAGCAATACCACCAAGCAGCACAACTTAGGAATAAATTTGACACTATTGAATCTACTTATAACAAGACAAGTTCTATAGGCGAAGTAGCTATTGAGACTTTAAGTGTTGACAGTCCAGAATTTCAGCAATGGAAAGGCGAAACACTAGCGGTAAACATTGAAGATGCAAAGATTAGAAAAGAAATAGAACCTTACCAATTAGACGCTCATCAAAAATTAAATAGAGCACAAGCAGCAAAGAACTCGGATTATAAATTTAGACAATACAGGCAGAAAACTGAAACACTTCTTGCTACTAATTTCAAGTCAAACGAAACACAGCCAGAAGGCTTGGCTGCGTCATTTACTGAAACACTGACTGAGTATAGAAAGATTGCAGGAGTAGAAAAGTATCAGGAATTTGTAAAAACAATTCCTAATCAATTAGCTGTCGCTGCTGTTGATGCAGGAAGAATGTATATATTAGATAACGGTCAGAGAATATCTGCTTCAGAACCAATACCAGAAGGTAGGACTGTCGCTAGCGAGACGATAGATGCAACGACCTCAAGACTATATTTACAAAAAGCACTTGAAACTTACGAGCTAATACAAGCTGGCCCTAACGGTGAATTGCTTTCTACAAGATTAGATCCAGGTGCAAGAGAAAACTTAGAGCTAGAGATATTAAAAGTACAGGCAGATATTAAAAACAAATATACAAACTACAATAAAGACTTAGGCGAACAATCTGCAACTAGACACTCAGCTACAGCAGGATTAAACGATTCAAAAACATACGATGATATTAAAACTTCTACTACAGCACTACAAAGAGCGATTGATGGTGTTCTAAGTGACCCCACTCTTAGAGGTAATCAAGCAGCTATAAATAAAGGTATTAAATCTGTATCAGACCTACATAAAACTAATTTAGCAATCTATTCAACACCAATACAGAAAGTATTCCAAGACAAAGCACAGGAAATAGTAGACGATCCTTACCTAACCAGCACAGAAAAGAGGCTTGGAATAGAAAACTTAGTACAGCAAGGATTATCAAATCGAAATGCTGGCCCCTTCTATAGTTCTATCAGTAAACAACGGACAGAATACGATGCCACAGAAGGGTATGACAAACTAGCAAGAGATAGACTTAAATCTAAAGATGGCTTGCACAGCAGGCTAATGAAAGCAATAGCAGTAAGAGATGGCAACTCTAACCCTGACCAGTTAACCAGCAAGCAGAACGATGAATACAGTGAAATGATTGTCGCTCTGACGAACAAAAGACAAGCAAATAGAAAGCGTGTTTTTAACCAAGAACGCCCAGAAGGACTTTCCGATAATGAATGGCTGGCACAACAAGCAGAAGAATATAGAACGTCAGATAGAGATATAATTAACAAATTCCAAGAAGATGTTGAAGCAACTGAAGCAGCCTATGCGCAAGCACAAGCTAAGAAGATTCAGATAACAAATTTAGATACAGTCTTTCGTACCGACAGAAGAGGAAAAAGTAAAATAACTTTAGTTACTAAAAAGAAATGGAAGAATTCTGTCGGCAATACAGCGATTCTTTCGACTGAAGAGTTTGATAAACACTTTACAGATTTTATTAAAACTGGATCTCTTAGCAAAGAAATGATTCAATTTTTCAAAGCTATTGGGTACAACAAGAAAAAAGGTGAGCTAGTGACTGACTTCTTTAGAAAACAATATCGAGTTCATTACCCCAATAGAACTATTAAAGTTGGAGGAAAGATAGATACAGCGTTAAACTTCTTTGAAAAGAAAAATCTTCAAGGCGGTAGAAACGTATTTAAAAGACAAGGCAGACTTGATACACCTAGAACTGTCACCAGCAGTTAGCTAGTTTACCTCTAAACCTTTACCTCCCCAGTTCAAATGACAGACGAAAAAAAAGAAGGTTTTACCTACGAAACAAGAGATGACGGAATAACTGAAGTCGATTGGGAAGGTGAAGTTTATCAGCCTTCTGAGTTTGAAGCTCGTGATGTAGCAGCAGGGGGAGGTGCTTTCAACCCTATGAAGCAGATTCCTGGGTTATCTTTCACTGAAACACTTGGAGAAGGAATTGTTCACGGTACAGCAGGATATATAAAAGAAGGGATGGAGTCAGGATTCTTCAGTGGTGAAGCAGTAAAAGCAGGAATGGACAGAGGCAGTGAATACATTAGGCACGACTTAGAGAAAGGAGGATTAGGAAGATCAAC